CGCCCTGACGATGACCCTCCCGACCGCCTCGATCAGCGGAATCTCAACGCCGCCCGCCGTCTTCGTGAGGCGCGTGAGGATGCGGAACTGGCCGGCCACTGTGCCGCCGAGGTCGATGAGGCGGGCCTTGCCGTAGTTCTTGCCGTCGATGACGGACAGCGCGGCGGTAGTGAAGGACGCCGGCTCGTCGACAAACGCCGCGCCACGCGCCACCATTGCGGCCTTCGCCGTCCAGTCAGCCGGCACGTAGGTGAAGCCCGGCGTCGTGCACTCGATCTGCCAGATGACGTACTCGTCGGTGCCGAGGATGTAGGTTGCGTCGCTCATTTCTCGTCTCTCCTGACCGCAGCCTTCCAGCCGCTCGGTTGCATGTCTGCCTGCCATCCATTCGCGCGCAGCCGCGCCGCCCACACCTCTGCCTGCGTCTCCACCGACCAGCCCTCGCGCAGGAGCCGCGCGTTCCAGCCGCTTGGAACGAGGGTGACGGTGAAGACCATGTCGGGCCACCACACTTTGCCCTCGCCGCTGACCTTGACCTTCGTCGTGGTGAGGGCGCCGGTCCCGGTCGTATAGACGGCCGTGGTGCCGATGCCGGCGACGTTGGCGGAGGTGGCGCATAGGCTGCCCGCGCCGAACGTCCTGGACGTGCCCTGGCCCTGCACCCGCGCCGCGCCCACGGTGACGGTGCCAGTACCGCTGGTCTTGGTCTGTCCGATGCCCGCAACGCTCGTTGCCGCTGCCGTGACCACTCCGGCGCCGACAAAATGGACCGTGCCCGCGCCGGTGACCGTCGAGGCTCCGGCGGTCAGAGTTCCAGTGCCGAGCGTCTTGGCCGCGCCCGAACCTGCGATCTTAGACTTGCCTGCGGTGAGTGCGCCGGTTCCTAGAGTCTTCTCAACGCCCGCGCCGGATGCCGACGCCTTGCCGGTCGTCAGCGCACCGGTACCGCTGACGGCGGACGGTGCGGTCGCCGTGCCTGCCCCGGAGACGGAAGCGCCTGCTGTCGTGAGTGCGCCGTATCCCGAAGTCTCGCCGGGAGCCGTGGCTGTGGCTTCGCCTGCGACCACGACCGTGGCCGTGGTAAGCGAACCTGTGCCGCTTGTCTTGCTGCCGCCGACGCCGCTTGCAGTCGCGCTGGCGGTTGTGAGCAAGCCCGTGCCAACGGTCGTAGTCTTGCCCGAACCCGTGACGGAGGCGGTCGCCGTGGTGAGTCCGCCGAGGGCGATATGCTGCCAGTCGCCGACTCCCGCAACTGCGGTGACCGCGACGGTCAGCGCGCCGGTGCCGCTGGTCTTCGCGGCTCCGCTACCGGAGACGGAAGCGGTGCCCGTCGTCAGAGCGCCGCTGCCTGCGGTCTTCTCGCTGCCCGCTCCGACTACGGCCGTGGTGGCGGTCGCGAGGGAACCCGCGCCAATGTTCTTGAGCTTGCCTGCGCCCGCGAGGCTGGCCGTACCCGTAGCGAGTACGCCGCTGCCGTCCGTGGCCGCCGGGACGGTAGCCTCGCCCGCGCCAGCAACTGCGACACTGCCCGTCGTGACGGTGCCCGTCCCCGATGTCGCACCAGGGGCCGTGGCCTGCGCGGTGCCGTCGACCGTGATATTGGCCGTCGTGAGAACGCCCGAGCCGCTGAGGATCGTGGTGCCTGCGCCGCTCGCCTGCGCCGCTCTCGCGGTGATCGCGCCTGCGCCAGCCACCGTGGTCTTACCTGCACCCGCCACGGAAGCCGCAGCGGTTGTGAGGCCGCCTATCGAGACGTACTCGGTGTCGCCGATGCCCGCGACGCTGGCGGCACCCGCTGTGAGCGCGCCAGTCGCTGTGTGCAGCGGTGCGCCGGCGCCGCTGACGGAGAAGGCGGGCACGTCGCAGGTACCGGCACCGAGCAGATGAACGTCGCCGCTGCCCGCGAGCGACGCGGCTGCCGTCGTGAGTGCGCCAGAGACGCCCGCAGCCTCGGTCTCGAAGTCGACCTCGTCGCCGTATGCGGTGCCGCCGGCGTTGGTCGCGTAGGCGCGGACGTGGTAGACGGTGTCTGCGTCGAGGTCGGTGAGCGCGCTAGCGAAGGAGATGCCGGAGGTGCCCGTGCCCGCGAGGCTCGCGGTACCCGCAGTGAGTGCGCCGGTACCTGCGGTCTTGGTAGCGCCGACGCCCGCGACAGATGCTGCAGCGGTAGTTAGCCCGCCGACTGCTACGTCTTCGGTATCGCCGACTGCGGCTACGCTGACTGTTGCAGTCGTAAGCGCACCTGTACCGACGAAGTACGCGCTACCGACGCCGGTCGCCGTCGTCGTCGCGGCCGTGAGCGCACCCGCGCTCGTAAAGTGTACCGCGCCGCTGCCGGTGGCCATAGCCGCTCCGGTGGTCGCGGCACCAGTACCGATGTTCCTGAAGGTGCCCGCCGCGCCGAGACTCGCGGCTACGGTCGTCAAAGCCCCCGCGCCAGTCGTCTTCTCGCTGCCCGTACCCGCAACGGCAGCGACTCTCGTCGTGAGCGTGCCTGTGCCCGAAGTCTTGACCGAACCGGAACCGACGATGGCGGCGGCACCTGTGGTGAGCGCACCGGAACCGTTGGGCGTGCCGACCTCAGTGTCGAACTCCTCGACGTTACCGTAACTGGTGCCCGCCGAGTTGGTCGCGTAGGCGCGCACGTAGTAGTGCGTGTCGGCGGCAAGGTCGGTGAGGAAACTATCGAACTCGAGCCCGACGGTGCCGCTGCCCGCGATAGCGGATGCGGCGGTCGTGAGCGTGCCCGTGCCCGCGTCCTTGAGTTGACCGGCCCCTGCGACCTGCGCTGGCGCCGTGGTCAATCCGCCGATAGCGATGTCTTCGGCGTCGCCTGCTCCAGCGGTGCTCGCTGCCGCCGCCGTGATCGCGCCGATCCCGACAAAGTGCGCTGCACCTGAGCCGGACGTCGAGGCGGCGCCTGTGTCCAGGCTGCCTGCGCCAGCATTCTTGAGCTTCCCGCTACCCGCGACCGTCGCCGCGGCGCTGGTCAGCCCGCCAGTCGATATGTACTCGTTGTCGCCGACACCAGAGACCGCCGCCTTGCCCGTGGCCAGAGCGCCGCTGCCGGAGGTCTTCTCGGTGCCAGCACCGATGGCAGATGCCCTGCCTGTGGTAACTGCACCTGCCCCGGCGAAGTGTGCGGTCCCGATTCCGGCGACAGAGGCAGCACCAGCAGTCAAGGAGCCGCTGCCACTCAGGATCGTGCGCGTTCCGCTGCCGGATACTGCAACTGCACCGACCGTAAGGCCACCTGAGCCAGAGACCTTCGGCGTGACCGCGCCCGCGCCAGCGACGGACGCCCTGCCTGTCGTCAGAGCACCCGTACCGGAGACGATGAACTTCCCCGCTCCCGCTACAACCACAGCGGCGACCAGCAACACGGCGACGCCCTTGAGGATGTGCTTTGCCGCGCCGGTCACAGCAGGAGAAGCAACAGTGAGCGCGCCCGCCCCGGAAGTCTTGACTGTGCCCACGCCGCTGACCGATGTCTTCCCGGTCGTGACGGTGCCGGAGCCTTGCGGGTACGTTGATTCTGTCGTCGCGAAGTCGAGTTCGGCTGAGTAGCTCGTCCCGGCAGTGCTCGTGGCATAGGCCCGGACGTGGTACGTGGTCTCCGCGCCCAGTCCGGTCAGGGCACTCGTGAACGGCGTACCGCCATCGCCCGCACCGGCAACGCTGGCCGCTCCTGCCACGAGGGCTCCCGAGCCCGTGGTCACAGGTATGACCGTTCCTGCACCGGCAACGCTGGCCGCTCCTGCCACGAGGGCTCCCGAGCCCGTGGTCACAGGTATGACCGTTCCTGCACCGGCAACGCTGACCGCTCCCGCTGTGAGGGCTCCAGTGCCGCTGGGAATCGTGTAGTAGACGGTGATCGTCACATAATCGACGCGGATGTCGGTATTGGCGTTCTTCGCCTGGATGGCGAACTGCATGCCGAAATCGTCGTCGTTGACCATCGCCGGGGTGAGGGCGACGTTCCACTTATCGGTTATCCCGCCGAAGGTGTAGACGGCGTCGGATGCGGTAAGCGTCCCGCCGTCTGCGGCATTGTTGTCGCCCTCGGCGGCACCCGAGGCATTGAGTAGCTGGACATCGGACCAAACGGCCTTGGTCGTGCCCGCGTAACAGGCGGCCTCTGCATTGACGGCGAGACCGCCGATGGTCGCGCCCGCAGGGATGGCGAAGTCGAAGTGCTGTGCCTTGGCTAGGAAACTATAATCAGCGGCGTCGAAGGTGCTGGCGTCGATGTAGGCGTAAGTGCTGTTCTCGGCCTTGATGCCCGCAATAGTTACCCAGTCGTCATTGCTATACGGAGCTGTAGCGTTGGTGGTGCTGGTGACGGTGGGGTACTTGGTGACGGCGGTAGACATTAGTCGTGCGTATGCGAGTCGGCAATGGTCGGGGTACCGCCCATGTTCCAGCAGACGCCCCTCTCGGTAACCTCGGCGCTGCCCTCTGCAACAACCCAGCCGCCACTCGCGGCGGAGTTCTCAGTGATGGCACTGATGCCCACGATTGTGACGGTGGGGGCGACGGCGGGGACACCGTACTCCACGTATAGTTTCGGGTCGCGGTCGGTGCCGCCGACGCCGGTGGCGTCGTTGGCGGAATAGAGATAGACGTCTTCCTCGTTGGGAGGCTGTGTCGTGCTCGCGTGCCTGTCGGAGTTCAGGAGAATGTAAGTCGTGCCGGTTTTGGCGATGTTGCTGAGAAACGCCGATTCGCCGGTGAGTGCGGTGTAGGCGTTCGTGGGAAAGCCGCCACTCGTCGCGTATGAGGCGAGTAGAGTCAGTGCACCGAGGCTGCTGTCTTTGACCCAGTCGGTGGACACATCAAGACTGCCGCCCCAGTCTTTGAGGCGTGCTTGGATGACGAAGTCCGTCGTGCTCTGGTCATAATTCCCGTAGACGCTTAGGGTGGCGGCGGTGGCAGAGTTTTCGGCCCCGACGCCGGAGGTGTCGAACCCGACGAATGACTCGTAGATGGAGAATCCGGCCTCTTGACCGACAACCATCGTTGACCCGGAGTCGTTTAGGCCCCCCCCGGATGTCGCCCCTGCTGCGGTCGCATACGTCGCGTTGATGGACCTTATCCAGCCGTCAGCCGTCGTGCTCCAGACTGTGAGCGGACTAGCCATGCGTCCACCCGTGGTTTCTGGCGTAGTTCACGACGGCCTCATAGACGAAGCCCTGCACGACGGCGGCAAGGTCTTCCATGGTCGCGCCTTGGTCCGTCTCCCCGTTCGTGCCGGGGACGCGCGTCCAGCGGCGGATCGGCGGGTTGCGGAACAGGTACATCTCGCCCGCCGCGTAGTCGGGCATCGGCAAGGGGCCGTTTGCATCCGAGACGTCGAGCACGAGGCCGAAACAGCCGCTCACGTAGTGCGCGCTGGCGAGGTCAATGGTGACGCCGTCCACGGTGAAGGTCGTGTAGCGGCTGATGCGGACGAACTTCGTCCCGACCTTGTACTCGCTCGTGTTCAGCAGGCTGACCAGCGCCTCGGCCTTGCGGTCGGCCTTCTGCGCGTTTGTGAGTCCGGTGAGCAGGTCTGTCAGGGTGGTCTGAGGCATCAGCTATCCCTCGCCGCGCCGTAGGTCGTGACGTTGAGGCTCAGCTCACTCGTCATGCGTATGCGAGTCGGTAATGATTGGCGTACCCGACGTGTTCCAGCAGACGCCGTAAGTCGTGACCGGGGAATCTCCTTCGTCGGTGATGTTGCCACCACCTGAGGCCGTGGTGCGCGTGATGGCGGTGATAGCCATGGTGGTGAGGGTGGGGAGATCGGCGGGAGCACCCTCGGTGTAGGTGGGAACGAGCCGCGGGGGGTGGGTGCCGTCAGCGGTGTAACAGGTGGTGGAGTAGTCGCTGTTCGCCGGGGCCGTGTCGGCTCGGTAGAGGTCGCAGATGGCCACGAGTCGCAGTATGCCGTCGTCGGCAAGCGCGGCGTTGATAGCGTTCACCATATTAGTCTCATCGACGGTGAACGGCGTGTACGCCGTCATGCCGTCGCCGACTGCCGGGGTGTGGGTGGCGACTAGGGCACTGGGGTTGCTGGAGAACCACCCCGTTGAGCCGCCGGTACGCCAGTCTGCCCCCGCAGTACCCGCAATACTCCTCCCGTCAGGAGCTGCACCCCAGTCGAAAGCGTAGATCTCTTCGACCTGTCCGTTGCAATGATCGAGATGGGTGTACCACGGCGCGTAGGTCGCGCTGTCGATGGTCGCGCCCGCCGGAATGCCCGACAGGTCGAAGGCGAGGAAGTACTCCGTCGCGTAGGTGGGGGCGACGAAGAGGCCGACATTGGTCGTTGCTGCACTGCTGCCCTCTGGGACGTTAGTTCCCGCGAGCGCGACCGCCCACGTCGCGCCGTCCGTGTAAAAGTCCTGGTCATCGGGAGAGGTTGTCGCGTAAATGGGATCGCCTGATGCCATGCGTCACCTCCTCATACCTTCGTCGGTGGTACGTTGCTGTGGGCGATGAGTTCGGACCCCGCCCGCCAGTAGAGAGTCCCGGTTTCAGGGACAAAAGCACTTCCTCCTTGACGGACGTAGCCGGTCACGGTGGAACCGCTGAAATCGTTGTCTTCGCAACTGTAGAAGTAGTTGGCCCCATAGGCTTCGATGGAGTCGCAGCAGCCGCCATCGGTGCCAGTGTTGATAGCGACGCCTGCAACGCGGACGGAATCAATACTCGCCCACCCGAAGACGCAGCTGGTATCGACGGACGTATCTGTCTGATAAGCGTGCGAGAAGTCGACAGTCCCGCCAGTGACGAGGATGTGGGGATCGTCGTTGTCCCCGTTGAAGTTGAAACAGGTCCCGCTCCACCTCCAGAACTCGCAGTCGCGTATCTCGATGTAGTGGCCCTGGTTGGACTCGAAGACGTTGGAATACTGCTGGCCCCACTCGGGGGTGCCTCCACCGCCGCCCTTGAAGAGGCAGTTTTCGTAGAGGTGCATGTTGTCGCCAGCGTTGAGGCTGAGTGGTTCAGCCATCGCGGGCTCGAAGGTGCAGCCGGTGAACTTGATGCGCGTGGCGGGACCGTAGGCTCCGTTCTGCTGTTCGTAGCCCATGCGGGTGAAGGCGTTGGCCCCACCGTCGGGTGTGCCGAAGAGGCAGTCCGCGAAGGTGAGGTCGTTGACGAGGTCGTTGACGTTGTACCCGGTCGCCACTTTGACGCAGTTGACGCCGAAGTCGACACCCTCGCCAACACCCGTGTTGTTGCTGAATGTGCAGTTGAGGAAAGTCATGCGCTCGTGCCTCTTCTCGCCGTTACCGAGTGAGAGCACGCCCCACGCTGTCCCCGTCATGGTCTGACAGGTAGCGGTGAAGGTGACCCCATCGAAGAGGATGTCGTCGGCGTTGTTGACGGGGTAGAGGCCGAAGATGGTGGAACTCGTATAGGTCGCCGTGGCGGGATCCCATGTCGCGTTGCTGGGTTCACCCCATTCCGAGCCGGTCTGAGCGATGACAGAGTAGGCCACGGCGGTGCTGGTCCCGGTCGTGATGGTCGTCACCGGGTCGATGTAGAAGTCGGCCGCGTTCGACTCGACGCCACCGACGTAGACGCGGACGCGGTGGTAGGTGTCGGGGTAGCCGGCCTTGCCGGGGCTCATCGCCGGCACGGTGCAGGTGATCGAGGTGTTGCTCCACGAGACGTAGGAGGCAGCCTCTTTAGTGACGGGTGCCCAGCCCTGAATGTTGACCGGCTCCCCGAACGTGACCGTCGAAGTCCCTTGCGCCGCGCCGAACCCCGTGCCGGTAATGGTCACTTCGTCGCCGATGTCGGCGTGGGATGCGGAGAGCGCGATATTGCCGCCGGGGGGCGGTGGCGCGGGTGATTCGATACTGGCGGCAAGGAGCAGGTTCGTGACGACGAACTTCGACCCGGCGGAGATGGTGTCCGTGGCCAGAACGAGGTCATCTCCGGTAGTAGGTGAGCACGTCCCTTGCAGAACGGTGTCCGAGTTGGAGGCCAGCACGCGGAAGTGCGTCACGGCGCTGGCGCTCCCGGTGCAATCAGGGTCGACCGCAGCCGTAGCCAGCGCCGCCTCGGCGGCGTAGTCGCCAGCTACGTAGGATGCAGCCCCGAAGGCGGGCGTCGAGAGCACGCACGTCGCCACCTCTGTGGCGGCAGCGTCATCGGCATGGGTCGGTTCCGAGCCCGTGTAGATGACAACGCTGCCGTCGTCGCAAAGGTCAGCTACGGCGTCGCAGGCGCCGGTTGCGGCAGCCTCGGACAGCTTCATGTCGTTTACGCCTGGTCGATGGGCACGCTCACGGTGAGAGCGGTGATGTCGACCTGCGAGCCGGTGGCGATGATGGCGCTGTTGAGCACGAGATCGTCGCCCGCCGTTGCCGAGCAGGTACCTTGCAGGACTGCCGTGCCAGCAGCGTTGCCGAGACGGAAGTGGGTCACGGCTGAGGCGCTGCCGGTGGCGTGTAGGTCGGTAGCGGTCGACGTGAGAGCGGCGTCCGAGGTGTGCGTGCCACCGACGTAGGATGCAGCACCGAAGGCGGCCTCGGCCAGAGTACAGGTCGCGACTTCGGTCGCGGCGGCGTCGTTGCAGTGCGTCGGCTCGGTGCCGGTGTAGATGATGAGGAAACCGGGTGGTGTACCAGCGTCGATGAGGTCGACGATGGAGTTGCAGGCAGCGGTGGCTGCGACCTGGCTTACACGACAGTGATGGGCGGCCATTACTTGTCACCTTCCTTTGAGTTGTCGGACTTCGGTGGCGTGACGATTCCCACGCCTTTCATCTTGACCTTGAGGCCCGTGAACACGATCACCGGGGCCTCTTTCTTCTGCGGCTTGTCTGCCATATCAGTCTCCTAGGGGTGGGGTGGGGGTGGTCATTATGCGTACTTCCTTGCCGTCTCCAGGATCTCCGCGTAGGGGAAACCTGTGCCGGGATCGGTGTGGCCTCCGTAGATGTGGAACACCCGCGAGCACTGCCGATGCGTGGTGATGCCCTTCTCGTTGGCATGGAGTTGCTCATCGGTTAGGGCGCGGATCGGGATGTGGAGCTTCTTCGCCTTACGGGCAATCCACCAGGCCGTCCGGTCGAGCGTGCCGGCGGCGTACTTCTTCCACTCGGCCTCGGTCCAAGATGCCTTGCCCATCTGCTCGACATGCTCGCCGCTCGTATTGACGTAGGGCGCGCCCCACGGGATCACGGTGTCGTCGAGGTAGCTCTGGATCGAGTTGTTGTCGACGCCGGCGTTTGTCGAGCCGCCGGACTGCTTCATCTCGAAGTAGCGGCCGACGTCCTCGGCGGCTGTGAGGAAGGCTGCAACCTCCATGTCGTGCAGGACGATCTGGTGGACCACGGCGAGGGCGCGGTTCCCGCTGTGATGCACGGCGTCGTAGTCGTGCCTGACGGCGTACTGGGGCGCCGGATGGAACATCGCCCAGAGGGCGTTCTTCTCGGTGGTGCCGTGCCCGGTCTTGTGCTTGCTGACGCGCCAGGCGAGGGTCTTGGCATTGCCGCCCCAGGTCGCGGTCCTCCAGGTGACCGGCGGGATCTCGAGCTTGTTCGCCTTGGCGTAGGCGCGCATCTCGGCTTTGAGGATGATGATGTTGATGGGTGCCTCCTAGTGGGCGAACTGGGTGATTAGCGAGACGACGGCGACGAGGGCCATGATGATCGCCGCAGCGCCGTAGAGGGTGGCCTTCTGACCTTCCCCACGACCCGTACCCTGCTCCGCGCGGGTACTGAGATCGCTGATCCGGTCGTCCTGCTGCGCGGATCGGGCCATGGCGAGGAGCTCCTGCTTGACCACGGCCTTTTCCGCCGCCGTGAGTGCCGTAACGTTCGCCTTATCCGCCGCCGCAAGGGCCGCCGAGGTGGCCGTTTCCATTGCCCTGAAGCGGTCATCGGTCCGCCGCCAGAGTTGATCGGTGGTCTCACGGACCTCAATCTTGAGCATGTCGACCGCCGTCGTGAGCGATGCCACGCGTGCGATTATCTGTTCTCTGAAGTCGTGCTCGGTCATCGCGTACCCTTGCTTTGTGGTGTGTGGAAAGTGCGGCCCCCGCCCGGTATCAGCGGACGGGGGCCGGAGCGCGAGGGGGAACCGCGCGGTCGAAAGTCTTACGGCATACGCTTCAGGTGCAGCTCGAACTTCGCGATGTGGCGCAGTTTGTAGAGCTCGTCGAACTTGATTTCAGGTTCCGATGACGGCCCGACGGTGAACGTCTGACCGCTTGGCTCCCCGTCCGGTTGCCACGTCAGCGTACCGCCCGCGATGCACTGCGCCTTGATGAGCACCAGCGTGTCATAGAGGTCGTCGGCGGGCGTGCCGCCGGTCCCCTTGACCGTCATGGGGAGCACCACGTCAATGAGCGGCTGATGCACGTCCACCTGCCGAATGCTTCCGGTGTAGGAGCGCACCTCATCGAACTCCGTGCGCTTGTAGCCGAGGTCGACGCCGTAGTCGACGAAGGTCTTTGAGCGGTCATTCAGGTTGAGCGGCGTCCCGGTGCCGAGCGTGCATACGTCAGCCATCAATCCCCCCTTTGGAGCATGTAGCGCATCGGCGGCCCCTTGGCGGCCGAAGAGTTTGCCGGCACTGCGGAGTTCGGCTGGCCAGGGCTGCTAGCGAACCGATCCTCAAAGCCAGTCCCGCCCAGTGACAGGGTGACGCTGTCGCCGTCCACGTCCGCGGATAGCGAAGTGACGATGCCCCCGGAGACGTCCCCGCAGTTGACGCTGCTGCCGACCGGGGTCGCCCCCGCCCGCGCGTAGCCGAGCAGGGTGATGGTCCCTTCCCACTGCGGGCCGTGGCCGCCGCGCTGGTCTATGAGTGACTGGGCGATCTCGGCGGCGCAGTCGGCGTCGCAGGCGATGTGCGATGCGTCGATAAGCCCGCTCATCTCAGCCGGACTCGTCACGCCGTCGCCGTTCATGTCGAAGGTCAGGCTGTAGGGCACCCATGCGGCCAGCACGCGGCGGTCGTCAAGCTCGCCCGTCGAGTCCGAATAGATGACGGTGGCCGTGTCAATTACGCCGTCGTTCTTGATGGCCGCCGCCACGGTGACGCCGGGTATGTCGGCATCAAAGCTCACGCTGCCCCGGTCGGTCGTGCAGAAGAAGTCGGGGTCCCATCCCCAGTACAGCGGGTCGGGTGACATGCCGACAAGTTGCTCGATGCCGGCGAGCTTGGTCGTGTACGGCTCGATCTTGAGGGTCGGCTTGCCGGTCAGGGTGACGGGGCTGATGTCACCGCCACCGACCACGGCCCCGATGGCCCACGCGAGGTCATTGCCGCCCGGGTAACCGTTCGCCAGGATCTCCACGTCGCGCAGTTCGCAGAACTGTCCAGATTCGGTATACAGGGTGTTGAGCGCGTACCACTCGCTCCACACGAGGTGGTCGAGGCCCGCGTCGTACAGGGCGTTGAACGGCACCGGAAGCTGGATGACCACGTAGCTGGAGTAGAAGACGAGGAACTTGTTGTCACAGGTCAAGTCGATGGCCTCTTCTTCGGCGGGCGTGGCGATGACGGCGTGGCCCATCTCGTCGTATTCGATGAAGCCCTCGTCGTCGACCGCGTAGACCACGGGGTCGGTATGACTGCGCGGCTCGAACAGGTGCAGGCGGTGCGGGTCGTCAAGCATCGCCACCGGATCCTTGATCGGCAGGTCGCGCGGATCGTCGCAGGCATAGACGGCCGCCCACATGGAGCCGGGCGGGGCGTCGAGGTGGTAGAACTCAGTCCACATATTGAGCGTGGAATAGGTCGAGAAGCGGTGGCCGTAATCGGGGTCCGCGGCGCCCTGCGGGTCGTTGAGGTTGTCGATGGTCTTCGCGTCCTCGATCGGCGTCCGCAGGTCATACCGCGCCTGCGCCTTCAGGCCCGTGATGCGGTCCGCGGTCAGCCCGTCCTGAATGTGGTAGTAGTGCGCCGACCAGAGGATTTTCGCCGGCGGGCAGTCGGCGGCGTAGTCGGCGTCGGCGGGCGCCAGCTCATGCCACGTCGCGCCGCCGTCAGTCGACAGGTAGAGCCTGCCACCGTAGGCCGCGACCATTAGCACGGAGCCGTCAGAGTCTGAGGTGCAGCTACGCCAGTTCCTGTCCACGGACCCGGCGGGCGTCATCTCTGTCCAGCTTGACCCGCTGTTGGTCGAACGGTAGAGCCTGCCTCCGTATGTCCCCGCTAGCAGGACTGAGCCGTCGGCATCCACGGCGCAACTGCGCCAGTGCTTGCTGACGTCCCCGGCGGGCCTGGTTTCGGCCCAGCTAGAGCCGCCGTTGGTAGACAGCCAGAGACGGGCGCCGCTTGCCGGCACGCTGCCGCCGTAATCGCCCGCCAGCAATACCGCGCCGTTGGCGCTTACGGCACAACCGCGCCAGTCCTGATCCGTGACCCCGGCGGGCGTCTGCTGCGTCCATGTCGTGCCGCTGTTTGTCGAGAGCCAGAGGCGGCCATCGTGGACTCCTGCAAGCAAGACGGCTCCGTCGGCGCTGGCCGATCCGCTGCGCCAGTGCTGGTTCGTGTCGCCGGCAGGCCGGGCCTCCGTCCAGTTCACGCCGCCGTCGGTCGAGATGTAAAGGCGCCCGCCAGCCCCTGTTTCGCTGCCGAAGTCCCCCGCCAAAAGCACGGAACCATCCGAGTCGCAGGCGCAGACTTGCCAACCCTTGTTCGCGCTTCCTGCGGGCCGCACCTCGGCCCAGTCCGCTCCGCTGTTTGACGTGAGGTAGAGGCGGCCCCGGTTGACTCCAGCCAGAAGTACCGAGCCGTCGGAGTCGGAGGCGCAGGTGCGCCACAGTCTGTCCGCGTTCCCAGCAGGAGTCTGCCTGGTCCACGTCGTGCCGCCGTCGACGGAAAGGTAGAGGCGACCGCCGTAGGCGCCGGCCAGAAGTACCGAGCCGTCGGAGTCGGACGCCGTGACCATCCAGTTCTTGTTCGCGGCCGAGACGGGCGGGGAGTTCCCAATGTAATCCCCCGCCAGGCCCTGGTACTTGTAGGCGCCGTCGATGCTGCTCTGGTCGGTCGCCAGTGCATCGACGTCGCTCGACTGGAAGCGCAGTCCTGCGTCCACGGCCTGCGTGATCTCGAAACCGTTGGCCGCCGCGTCCCAGTGCTGGCAGTCGAGTTGTTTCCATGCACCGAGGTCGCGGTCGTTGCCCATCCATGCGAAGTCCTCGGCGGTGCCGAACCCCCGCGCCGGTCCCTCGCCGACGACCTCGTAAGCGACGTTCTCGCCGGTGTAGGCGATGTCCGGCGTGTTGACGACCGTTCCCGAGTACAGCGTCTCGCCGTAGGCTGTGATGAGGATCGCGTCATCGTAGCTCGGCGGGGTCGCGGGCGGGCGCAGGCGGAAGGAGCAGGCGCCGAAGCCGCCGGACGTGTTGACGTCGTAGGTCAGGTTCTCGGCATAGGCGGTGTAATCGGTGCCGCCCACGGTGACGTTGATCTGGCCGATGAGCGTATGGACCGCGTTGGTGAGAGAACCCGACGCCGGGGCGGCAGGCGCACTTACGACGGTGAAGTCGGTCACGACTGCACGCTGCCTGCCGGATGCGTGACGGTAATTACCCCACTCGTCGCCCCCACCGGCACCTTGGCACTGATCGTGGTGTTACTGACGACGCTCCACGCGGTCGCTGCCGTGCCGTGGAAGGAGAGCGCCGTCGCGCCGATGAAGCCGGTCCCGGTGATGGTCACTGTGTGGCCGACCAGAGCCGAGGCCGGTGCGAAGCCCGTTATGGTCGGCGCGTTGCCGCCGCGCAGGAGGGAGAACAGGCTCAATCAGACTTCCCATCCCTCGGCATAGACACTGCCCGTGAAGCCGCTGCCGCTGGTGTACTTGAGGATGTTGTCGGCGGTGGCCGAGGTGTAAGGCATGTCCAGTTGCCAGATTGCCAGCCATGTGCCACCGATGGCCATTGTGATGATGGGGGTGATGACCGTGTTGCCGCTGTCGGTGGAATCGAAGAAGTCAACGTCGCCCGCGGTCTTGCAGGAGACGACGAGCTTGGTCAGGACGAACTTCGTGCCGGCAGTCGGGTCCCAGATGGTAACGCCGGTCTGAGATGCCGTCAGGGCGACGCGCTTACTCACGCGAGTCTTGCCGTTGGCGGCTATCTTCACGGAGCCGATCTCAACGTCGGGGTTCGCCGTGAGCTTGCCGATGGCCGCTGTGCTGGCAACCAGTTCGGCGTGCTCGGTGTGGACGCCGCCGGTGTCGGTCGTTGCGACGGTCTTGCTGACGCCAGCGCCGTCCAGAATCGAGATGTTATTAGCGATGGTAGCTCACCTCCCGGTGGCGTTGGTGGTCATCATGCCGCCGTCGCGATGTTCGACGGCGCGGAGATGTTCAGGTCTTTGTCGATGGCGGCCATGCGATAACTGCGCGGGCCGGTCGTGGGATCAGGCCAGCTAGTCACGGGGTCGCCCGCCGCGTCCCTTGCCCAGACGACGGCCTTGGGCTGCGACTGATTACTGTCGTAGACGAGGTAGGCGAGCAGGCGCGTGGGGTCGGCCTTGCTGCTCGGGGTCCAGGTCCAGCCGCCGCCGCCGGGGCCGGGGGCTACCCCGCCCCCGTAGAGGAAGAGGCGGCCGCCGACAACTCCCGCCAACAGCACCGAACCGTCGGCGTTCACGGCGCAGCAGTACCATTCTTTATACCCGAGCGCGGGAGGATACGTCTCGGCCCAGCTTGAGCCGCCGTTCGTGGAGAGGTAGACATGGCCGCCGGTGTAACTCCCCGCCAACAGCACCGAACCGTCGGCGCTCACGGCGCAAGTGTGCCAATACTGGTTTATGTTCCCGGAAGTCTCAGCCCAGCTTGAGCCGCCGTTCGTGGAGAGGTAGAGGAGGCCCCATTCGACCCCCGCCAGCAGCACCGAGCCGTCGGAATCACAAGCACAGGCGATCCACCCCTTACTCACGTCCCCGGCAGGCTGCATCTCGGCCCAACTCGAGCCGCCGTTCGTGGAGAGATAGAGACGGCCGGTGCTGACTCCCGCCAACAGCACCGAGCCGTCGGAATCACAGGCGCAGGAGTACCACCACGTATCCACGTTCCCGGCAGGCTGCGTCTCAGCCCAGCTTGAGCCGCCGTTCGTGGAGAGATAGAGACGACCGCCGGAGACCCCCGCCAACAGAACCAGACCGTCGGCGCTCACGGCGCAGGAACGCCAAGACGCATCCTTCCTGATAGGCTTCGTCTCGGCCCAACTCGTGCCGCCATTGGTGGAGAGCCAGAGGCGGCCGGGGAAGGCCCCCGCCAACAGCACCAGACCGTCGGCGCTCACGGCGCAAGTGAGCCAGTCCCCAGACACCCCGTCAGGTCGGGCATCGGCCCAGCTTGAGCCGCCGTTCGTGGAGAGGTAGAGACTGCCGCCGGTGTAACTCCCCGCCAACAGCACCGAACCGTCGGCGCTCACGGCGCAAGTGTTCCAATACTGGTTTATGTCCCCGACAGGCTGCGTCTCGGCCCAGGTTCCAGCCACTGCCGGCGTCTCCGCCGCTCCCGCAGCAAGGCCCCCCGGCACAGTCGGCGGAATCCGGTCCACCGGCGGCGAATGCGGCGTCGCAACCGTGAACTTCGGCCCCACAGCCGTCAGCGTCGTCTCGGCCGCGTCATCCGCCCCCTGCACGCTGTAGTGGTAGACGCGGCTCGGCTGGACGGCGTTGTCGATGTACGCTTCGGCCTCAGTCTTGCCGACGACCCTCGCGTCGCTGCCGTTACCCATGAGGCCGCGAGACACGACGAAGTGGTGATAGGGGCGGCTGTCGTCAGCGCGGAAGGTCGGGCCGAGTTGCCCGTCCCAGGCGATCATCACGCGGTCGTAGCGTGCCCACTGCATCAGTAGGACGTCCGCTTGCGGTCATTGGCGAGGCGCGTGAACTCGGGCTTCAGGCGCCGGACAAGTTGCCGCTTCTCGCGCTCACTCGGCTCGCCGGTCAGGGTCTGCCATGAGACGTTCACATCCACGCTTCCGCCGGGGGTGCTCGCCATCGCGGGGACGGCGGCGAGGGCTGGAACGGGCGCAGTGTTCATCGCGTTCACGGAATTGGCCGATACCTCGACCATGGACGCGAAGATGTCGCGTAGCAGGGTCACGGCGTCAAGCGCGGTCTGCAGCTTGGTCGCATCGGGGATGATGTGCAGGGCGCCGACGATGCCGTTGATCATCTGCGTGAGGGCGCTGCCGATGCCCTGCCAGAGATTGCCGTAGGTCATGGTGGCGAACTTCTGCAGGTTGGCGGCCATGTCGGGAAGTGAGGCGGCGAGATCGGCGATGCTTCCGATGACGCTGACCATGGTACCGATGAAGCCCATCTTCTCGGACTTACTCTTCAGCATCTTGTCGTCCCAAATCGCGAACTGTTTGAGGACGCCTCCGACGCCTTCGATCATGGCTGTGCCGAACGCGGCCCAGTTCTGGCGCATGGTCGTGATGATGGTCTTGGGGGCGTTCGCGAAGTAGGACAGGATGTCGCCGAGGGGGCCGACCATCGCGCCGATGAGGCCCATGCGGTCGCCCTTCTTGCCGAGCATCTCGTCGCTCATGTCCTTGTAGACCTTCAGGACCTCCTCGACGGCCTTCTTGATGACGACGGCGAGGGAGTGCCACTTCTGCGGGATGACGGCCACAGCTTTGTCGGGTGCCTCGACAAACATCGAGATGATGGAACCGAGACTGCCCGCCATGCCCGCTACGGAACCCGCCCGAGTCGCACTGTCGCCGAGCTGCTTCGTGGACAGTTTCTTGAAGACCGCGAGGACTTGATCGACGGCCGACTTGACAACCTTCGCCAGCGCCTTCCACTTCTGCGGGATGATCTTCACGGCCTTGTCGGGGAGATCGGCAAGGGCAGAGATGAAGCTGCCGATGCCGCCCGCCGCCGAGCCGATGCTGCCGATACGCTCGGCGTTACCGGCGAGGCCCTTGGTGCTGGTTGCGGCGAAGACGTTGAGGACTGCGGCGAGCGCCGCACTCAGCACGGTCGCCAGCTTCTTCCACGCCTGCGGGATGATCTTCACGGCCTTGGCCGGCATGTCGGCCATGGCGCCGATGAAGCTGCCGATGCCACCAGCCGCGCTGCCGACCGAACCGGCGCGTTCAGCCTGCTTGGCGAGGCCCTTGTCGGTGAAGACCGAGAGGACTGCGGACAAGGCTGATGCCAGCGTTGCCGCGAGACTGTGCCACGCCTGCGGGATGACCCTGACGGCCTTCTTCGGCATGTCGGCGAGCGCCGAGATGAACGACCCGATGCCCCCTGCCGCAGTGCCGATACTGCCCATGCGTGCGGCGTCCGCGACTAGCATTTCGTCGCTCATCTGCGCGAACGCGGCGTTCACCTGCATCATGGCGTTGAACAAAGCGACGCCGAGCGCGGCAAAGTTCTGTTGTAGCGGCCTGAGCGCCTTCTTTGGCGCGTCCGCGAATACGGACAGGATGCTGCCCAGTGCGCTGGTGATGCTCGCGAGGCTACTCATGCGCGTGCCCCAGAGCCCGACCAGTTCGTCGGTCAGGGACGCGAAGCCGCTATTGAAGGCGATCATCGCGTTGAATGTCGCGGCGCCAATCCCGGCCCAGTCGCGGTTGAGAATCTCGATGATGTTCTTGGGGATGGATGCGAGTGTGTTGGTTAGGTCGGCCCCGGCCGCGGCGGTTTCGGCGGCCGTCTTCTGGACGTCCTCGACGATGGTCGCGCCCTTGAGCATGATCTCGGTCCCGGCCTTGTCGAGTCCCATCCACCCACCGGCGACGGCCTGACTCTTGCTCATGCCCACTGGGCCGGACATGCCGGGAATCTGGACGTTGATTATCGCGAGTGCGTCGGCGGCGGCCTTCAGCGCCTCCTTGGCCTTCTTTGCCTTTGTCGCCGTATCGTCCAATGCGCTTGGGTCGATGTTCAGGAGTTGCTGCGATAGCAAGGCTACGGCTGGGGCCGCGATGGTGCCGAGTCCCTTCAGATCGTCGATGGCCCCGACGATCTTCTTCTTGCCCTCCGCCGTGAGGGGCCCCTTGTCGAATATGGCCTGGGTGGTGTCCAGGATCTTCCCCGCGGCCTTGGCCACCTCCTGATCGGACTTCTCTCCCAGAAGGTGCTTCCACTGGGCCTCGAGGTTGGACGTCATCCTGCTCAGTCCGAGTGCCGGGCCTTTGGTCTGCTCATCGAGGGACGCCATGACGTCGGATGCCATGAGATCGGCGAACTCTTGGTACCTGTCCGACAACACGCCGAACTTGTCGGCTATACGCTCCAGGTTCAGAGTGACTGCATCGGCGAAACCCTTGGTGGCATCCGCGGCCTGTTTCTCGGCGTCTTTCCACTCCCTGTAGAACGGCCTGACCAGAAGAAAGGCCGCGCCCGCGGCGGCAGCGGCGATGATGAATGGACCGAACGACACGGCGGCAGATGCGATGCCAGCGCCCAGGGAACGGAATGCACCGCCGGTCTTGGCCGCTACTATGCCGAGCCTGCTCACGGGCTGCTCTGCCTTACCGATCGTGCCGAGCGTGGGTGCGAGGCCGGCGGCGGATCCCGCCTTCTGCATGGCCGAGAGGTCTTGCGCCTTGAAAGCCGCATTCAGGTCTGCCTGCCTGTTCATTCGCGGAGATGCGTAGGGAGCGCCCATCCCGCCCAGGCTGCCGCCAGCGCGCGCCGCGTTATTGGCCACCAGCGCAGCGGTGTCGGCGTCGATGGCGGCCGTCTCTCCCGCCCAGCCCATGGTTTTCAGCGCACCCTTGAACGCCTGCGCCGACTGCACTGACTTGGTGAAGATGAGGGCAATGGCACCGAGGGGGACGCCGAGGGCGAGGATGAGGGCAGGGACGGGGCCGAGGAAGCCGAACGCCTTACCGAACGCCTTGCCGACGCCGCTCACCACCTTGATAGCACGCGGCCCCCAGGTACCGATGAACCCGGCTATGGCGGTCATGGCTGGGGACATAATCTTGCCGATCTGCGCCCACATGAGCGCCCACGTCAGGCTGACCTTGCGCTGCGATTGGATGAACTTCTCGTAGCCGCCCTTGTCGAACTTGAAGCCGGACTTTTTGACGATGTCGTTGTAGCTCTGGATGAGCTTCTCGTCCGTGGAAATCCAGCGGCCGAGGACCTGCCAGCCACGGCTGAAGAGGGCCATGGCGACGCCCGCCTTCAGGCTCGAGTCCTTCGTCTCGCTGAGGCGATCGCGGACTTCGGGGAGTAGTTCGGATGCCGTCTTCCACTCGCCACTGGATGTCTTGAGCTTGACACCGAGGTCCTTGAGCGCCCCCGCCTGCGCTCCGACTCCCGACCGCGCCTTGTACAGGTTCTTCGTGAACATGGCGATGGCCTTGGCCCCCGCCTCTGCGTCCACGCCGGTCATCTTGAATTGCGCGTAGAGATTGGTGGCGGCCTCTGGATTGATGCCGGAAACGAAGCCGATCTTCGTGATGCTGGCCCCGAGGGCGGCGTAGGTCTGGATCCCCTTGACGCCCATGGCGATGAAGCCGCCGATGGCCGCAGCCGCGACGGCGAACGTCTTGACGATGCCGCCGCCCATCGAGTTGAAGCCCTCAAGCGAGCGACCGATGCTGGACATGCCCTGGCTGATGTTGCCGGATACCAGGAAGCGCAGGGCGTTCTTGAGGTCACCGAAGCCGCGCCCGATGCCAGACATGCCGACCTTCTGGAACGCGAGGCCGAGACCGTGCATGTTCTTGTTCAGGTGCTCGGCGTCGACGGACGCCTTCTTCATGGTGCTGGAGTAGCCCTTGTCCTTGCCCTGCAGTACGGCCTGGACATTGAAAGTGGCCGTCTTGTTATAGGACACTACTTAGCTCCGTGATATTCGGCGGCAACCTTGGCCGCGACGTTGAACTGCTCGACCGTCAAATCAAGTACGTCCTCTCTGCGCCACTTGTAGGCGATGCACAAACGGAAGATGTCCTTTTCGGTTACGACTTCTTGCGCGCCGTCCGCTTCGGCGCCGGAGGAGGGTCTGATTCGGCCTTCGTCGTGGCCCACGCGATGATTGCGCGCAGCAGTGCGCCGTACTCAAGTTTCTCCGCCATCTCGTCGAACTTCAGAAACTTGTCCTTGCGCCGCTCGGTGATCCAGGCAAGGCCCAGGAGCCACTCCGGAGGGATGTTGGAATACTGCTCGGCGTCTTCCGTCTCGAACGCCTTGCCGATCTTCAGCATGGCGTACTGCGGGTTGACGCCGGTCTTCTCGCGGTAGGCCATCTGCTCGGCCAGCTTCCAGTTGGAAGGGTCGGCGTCGATGTCCATGGGCGCGGGTTCGGCCTCTACTTCGTCGGCTGTGATCGTCTTCACTTCGTCTGTCATGTGTCCCCCTCGTGGTGCTTACGCGCTGAGTTTGTGCCCGGTGTGTTCGGCGATTTTCTTGGTCATGTCGTTCCAGTAATCCTTGAAAATCTTGTCGAGGTTCTTGTCCACGGTCGGGAAGAAGAAGTGACCCATCGGGAAACCGTCCTTCATCCCGCTACGTTCGCGGACGCCGATGATGTGTCCGCCCCTACTAGCGCCATGCTTGGCGAACTGTTCGGCGTGCGATTTGTGCGAGCGCGTCGCGTTCAGCGGAACATGCGCGCCGCCGTGCCTGCTGCGCCACCACACTCCGCCGCCGAACTCACTGACGACGAAGTGCGGAGTGCGTGCGTCGCCGCCGGTGACGGACGAGTAGTCGACACCGGCATGCGTCTTGATAGACTTGCGGATGATGCCGTGCGGGGTATTGTGCGGCGTGGCCCCCGGACGGTGCGTGATGCCTTCCTTCTTCTTCGCATCGGAGCGGCGCCGCCGCCGACCTTTGCCCACGCCGCCGGTTGTCGGTTCCGCCGCCTTGATGATGACCGCGAGCTTGCGCGCCCACAGGCGGTTGACCTTCTTGAGAAGTGGGCGCACGTCCTGTGAGGTGTGCTTCAGCCCCTTGGCCATCTCCTCAAGACCGTCGATACGGAAAGTCTGACCCTGCTGCCCGGACGGGATCCCTAGGCGTGCCACTTAGGCGAGCCCCGCCACGTAGTAAGGGCCGTCGTTGAAGTTGACGACGAACGGCTGCTCGACCACGCCGTCGATGGACGCGCTGATGGACGTACTGCCCAGCGTGCCAAAGCCGGTGTAGCGGATTTCATAGCCCGCCGTGGAATCGACGAACAGGTCGACGCCGATGCGCGGATTGGTCGAGATCATCTCGTTGAACAGGGTCTCGTCCACATAGAAGCCCTCGATGTTGGCTGTGCCCTGGGTAATCATCGCGACCTGCCGCTTGAACGTGTCGCCGAAGGAGGTCACGTCGACGAACTCAGTGGCGAAGTCCAGCGTCCACGACTTGCACTCGCCGACTACGGCGACGGGCAGGTACTTACCCGTGATGAACACGTCCCCATCACCGGGGGTCGCTGCCCACGTGACGATGCCGCCGGGGCGCTGGATGGATGCGTAGCTCGTGACCGGAGTCGCGTTGTCGGGGTAGTCAATAACAACGGCGGTGTCCGGGTCGAGGAATCGCTTGGCCTCGTCGGCGATGGTGAAGACGGTCTTGGCGGCGTTGGCGGTGGTGGCCTCGTTCGTCAATGCCGTGGTGCCGGCCCCGATCTGGGCCATGTAAACGGCCCCGAGGCGTCCCTTGATAACGGTCATAGGTCAGCCCCCCACTCAGGCGTAGGCGAGGGGGCCGCTGGCCGCGAACGTCCAGTTGATCTCGACGATGCCATCCACAGCCGCGCTGATGGAAGCCGAGACGTAGGCCGGGCCGTGGTAGTAGTGCGTGGCATCGACGTAGCAGCGGATGTCTCCCACTTCTGTGCCAGCGAGGACCGCCGTCTGTAGCGCGAGCTGGCCGGTGGTGTCGGTGATGCAGTAGTTGCCCTTCGCGGTGGCGGACCATGTGGCGAAGGTCGGGGTACTCTCTCGGAAGGTATCGCCGAAGGACGTGGTGTCAACGGTCTCCTGGGAGATGTCGAGCGACCAATTCTGGCACTCCAGAATGGCATTGGCGGCGACGCGGATGCTCGCCAGGTTTCCTTTCAGAACGCTCACACGTCCTCCTTAACGGAAATGGCCGCTTCCGCGGCCTCTTGTTTGACTGGCTTCGGCGCCCTCTCGGGCGCGGGTTCCTTCTTCGGCGGCGAGCCCGGAATGAACTCTTCCGCCTCCCTCTTCGCGATGAGTTCGCGCGCCATCTCGGGGCCGTAATCGACCACCGATCCAGCCGCGCAACTGTCGCGCTTGACGAGTAGCTTGACCTTCACGTATCTCCCTTCGATTACGGTGTCACGCGAGCCGTGACATTCAGCGCGAACTCGACCCACACAACGCGCGCGGGCGGGTCTGGGCGCATGCCCTGGTGCCAGTTCTGCGACGCGATCTGCACGTCCTGCACGCTGCCGGTCATGGTGTCGTTGCTGCCCAGTTCAGCCACAATCTCGGCAAGGATGGCGGCGCAACGGTCGCGGGCGGCCTTAGCTGAGACGTTGATCCCGAGTTTGCTTGTGGACGCGGCCACGAGCAGGCTGCCGGGGACTGAGTACGTCTCCGCGATGACCGTGCTACCCATCGCCGCGAGAGTCTGCTCGACCGTGACCTCCTC